TTACCGTCCGACTTACGCTTGCTAATCTCGCTACGATTAACGTGCTTACGCTTGGGTTGTCTATCACTCATTGTCAAACACTCCATCCTGAATAGTTATAGGTGCATCACTATCCATAAATATAGATATATCATGGGTAAGGATGTCGCAACCATTGTTACCGCATCTGATATTAAAGACAGTATAAGGCTCTCCCGTCCTATCATTAATACCTGTACGCTTGGTAATTTTAAGGGATGTTGCAGAGTGAATACTAAGGTTAGCGGTTGTTCCGCTGCTATAGGATGTTGTGGTCATTGGTTTTCACCATAAGGGCCTACTAAATAAAACACTTACGACGCTGAAGCCCTAACGCCTTAAGGGGCTATATAACCGAAATACAGCCAATTCACACCCTACCAGCCTCGAATTCGAATTTCCAGCCCCCTGCGGCGATATGTCGCACCCCTTCCCCTAAATTAACGCGAGATTATCTTGGGGCGTCGGCGTTAGCTTCCATACACGCGCGTATATGCGCGAGGCTCTCAAAAAAAACTAGATTTCCGGTTTTGAATGTGCCATACTTAAGGGGCCGGATGGTCCGGCGTCCTATACATAAGGGGTTCACATGAAACCAGTATTCTATAGGTTAATCCATCTCAGAAATAGGAGCATTAAGATGGAAAATTCTAATACACCAAAGACGAATAAGCTGCATTTAAACGCCGAAACTGGAATTTTAATTCCTGAGACGTTCATCCCCGTCAATACGGTGACTGAGAAGCTGACCGTTATGATTACTAAGGGGACCATTGAGGGATGTCAGCTGGTAGTTAAGACACCTAAGGGACCAAAAGAAGGTACTAAGCTTCCGATGGCAGATACAGTCTGTAGCCGTGGTTCAATTTACTTTAAAATTACAGCTGATACAGCGGCCAAGCTTGAAGAGATGAACGTACTTAGTCTGGAACCAAGCGACAAGGCTAAGACACCCAAACAAACTTATGAATTCAAGCTGATAAAGAAGGCCAGCTAACCCTCGCGTAACACAGAAAACTTCCCCTGTCAAATTGATTTTTGATGGGGGATTTTTTTGCGAGATTTTTTTGAGGGCGTCGGCGTTAGCCGAAGGAAAGAGGGAAATAAAAAAGAAAGGAGGGCCGAAGCCCCCCAATCTCCGCATGAAACTATAGTTCTGCGATAAGGTATAAAAAACTACCGATTATACTGAAAATACCCAGCGCACTCATAAGTATTACTAATACTATAGACCATTCTAGTATGATAGGACTAATGATCATAAGAGCACCACCAAGCATTCCAAGAGTACATATTAATATTGTAAGCATGACATTCATGACATTCTCCAAAGTAGTGGGAGGAGCCGAAGCTCCCCCCGTGGTTACTAAGTGATTAAGTGATCAAGACTGACGACTACTTCGCCATCTTCAAGGATCTGTTTAAACTCATCACGTGCCATCTCTTTGATGTGATGTTCTGCGAGATCATTTTCCAAAGCTTCAAGCTTGGCTTGCAGATTCTCAATCATTTCTAATTGAGTATTGATTCTATCTGTAAGAAACTCAAGCTCTGTTTCCAGCAGTATCATTGTCTCGCTGTCCACTAACTTAGTAATAGTTTTATTTGTTTTCATGCTATTGCCCTCCTTGGGCAAGTTAGTTGATGTTTAGTTATAATCCTTAATCTGTGCTCACTTTAAGGAAGTGATGGGAAACCTTGGTGTTTGAAGAGACTGGCGGGGCAAGAGGGGCTAACCCCGACCGCCAGTAACCTTCCCCTGACGCACCAATATTAAAGCAAGGAATCCCTTGGAAATCAAGTAAAAAGGTAAATTAAATCAATGCTTTATATTGTGGGGGAAAAAAATAAGGGGGTTGTCTTTTTTTTATATATGGACCCCCGAATAAATTTCAAAATTTTAGGTCTTGCATCTACCAAACCTTTCATGTATATTCAGTATAATCCCTCTGGAAGAGCAGTTCTACTAACAAATAAGCAGATCAACTAGCAACTAAGCAGTTGTACTCCTTTACTTTTACTTATATACTTAACATCTTCTAACAACTGTTAACAACTGTTAGGAGAGGAAGTTCATACAATTAATAATTTATATAAAACAAAAGATAAGCATGTCTTATATGGAGATATGTCTGATGAGTCTTTAAAGGAGCTTATCAAAGATGTTGCGTCTACTAGGAAGCAAGCTTCGGCTGGTAAGGATCTCCAAGAGATGCGGGGTGAATACCGCAGACGGTGTGCTGTTAGGTTTGCACGGAGAAAAAAAAGAGCATATACTAAAGATGTACCCATGCTAGAAAACCCTGTAGAAGCTACTAGATTTAAAAAACCAAAATTTGTAACAGGTATGGCTCCTCGACAGGAAAAGTTTTGCATGGAGTACATGGCTACTGGTGACGCAGTAACAGCGTACCGAGCGGCTAACTACAAGTTAGGGAAGGACAAGACGGATACGATGCGTCGTGCGTATGCCATGTTGAACAACCCTAAGATAAAACAGCGTATAGATGATATAAGGCAAGAGGCTATAAAACACATGGCTTGGAACGCAGATAAGGTACTTGACAGGCTTAATGAGATATATGATCATTCTTTACAGAATGGTGACTACACTAACGCTAACCGTTCAGTTGAGTCTGTAGCAAAACATCTTGGTATGTTTGTCGATAGGTCTGAACAGAAAATAAAGATGGGTCACTTTGAAAGTGGTGATGATCCGCTTAGTATTGAAAAGGACATTGAGAACTTAGCACAGATTGCTGGTCTTAAGCTTGTGTCTGATAATAGTAAGCAGGATGATAAGGATATAGATACGGATGAAACGTCCTCTAACGTGGCCTGAGTTTTCTGCTTTTATAGAAAGAGATACTGATTTTGATGATAGTTTTTCTGCTACACAAGTAGAAAATACTTATACTCCTGAGTTACATGCGTGTGGCACTAAAGGGATGGAGCAATTTCGAGATAGGATTAATTTTATTATAGATATGCTGCATGATCAGATATGTCTACATCCTTCTATAGGGAACCCTGATGCAGACTTTGATCATATACGTGGACAAACAGCTACTGCTGCACAAGATCTTTTTCAATTAGCTTTTATGGTATGGGAGATGCAGCAGAACCGTCCTAAAGATTTAAACTAAGATGTCTTCTGCAAATCAATTAGCTGCCCTCAAAGAGATGAGAGGAGAGTTAATAGAGCGCATTATAGGAAATTCGCATAATGATTTCCTTACATTCATAAGAGCTATGGCCCCTACCCTCATTGCTGACTTTAAGATGGGGAGGCATATTGAAATAATAGCAACTAAGCTACAACAGCTAGAAGAAGGAACGTGTAAAAGACTTATGGTCTTCCTACCTCCACGTTCCAGTAAATCAGTAATATGTTCAAAGTTATTTCCTGCTTGGTATATAGGGAGACATCCTAACCATGAAATACTATCGGTATCCCATAGTGATCAGCTTGCTAGTGATTTTGGTCGCTCTGTTAGAGATGTGGTTAAGTCTAACCTTTTTGAGATAATCTTTCCTGAAGTAAGACTACGAAGTGATGTACGCTCTGCGGGTAAGTGGCAGACAAATCAGAATGGTGTCTATGTAGCAGCGGGAGTACACACACAGATAGCGGGACGGGGTGCGAACATTGCTATCCTTGATGATGTTATGTCTGAAGAGGATGCGTTTAGTGAAGCGGGAAGACGCTACATAAAGGAGTGGTATCCTGCGGGTCTACGAACACGGATCATGCCGAATGGTTCTATTGTAATTATTAATACTCGCTACCATGAAGATGATCTATGTGGATGGTTACTAAGTGCTGCATCTAAAGCTGATGATCCCAACTATATACCGTGGGATGTTATTAAGATACCAGCATGGCTTGATGATGAAGCAGCCAAGCTTCTTAACTTACCTGTGGGGTCTTCTTACTTTCCTGAGTGGAAACCTGATAGCGTACTTAAGAGTGATGAGTATGAAATAAAATTACACAACGGTAACAGGTATTGGGATAGTCTGTATATGCAGGAACCTACTCCCGATACAGGAGGGATTATAAAAACAGAGTGGTTTGAAAGTTGGTTAGAAGAAGATCCCCCAGACTGTGATTTTATTATACAAACTTATGATACAGCTTTTTCTGTAAAGTCTACGGCTGACTACTCTGTAATACAGACATGGGGTATCTTTGAAAATTATGAACAGGACGAAAGTGGGCGTGAACATTTTTCTCCTAATCTTATATTATTAGGAAATATACGGCAGAGATTTGAGTACCCCGAATTACGTATGGTAGCACAGGAAGAATTTGATAAACATAATCCTGATATGGTGGTGGTAGAGAAGAAAGCCAGTGGGCAGTCTTTGATACAAGATATGCGTCGTGCAGGTCTTCCTGTGTTGGAATACACCCCAGATCGTGATAAAGTAAGTAGAGCTACGGCAGCAACGCCTTTTTTAGAAGCAGGACGTGTTTGGTTGCCTACAATGAAAGAATGGGCCAATGACCTTATCTATGAAGCTTCAAGATTTCCCTATGGGAAACATGATGACCAAGTAGACGCTATGGTGATGGCTATTTTATATATGCGTGATTCTTGGAAGGTTACACACCCTGATGACCCTAACTACCAAGATGACGACGAGGGAACCTACTCCCCACCTAGAAAAGGTTATTGGAGAATCTAACAATGGCACGAATGACTCAAGATGCTTTACATCCAGCAGAGATGAAAGGCAAACCCCACCAATCACAAAAAGCAATTAAAGCTTCACGTAAGAAGAAAGCCTACAGTCACGGTGGCCCTGTAAAAAAAGATCAGGGTTACAATGCTCGTCTTGATGAGTCGATGGGCGCACGTAACAAGACTAAGAAACAACAGTCCCTTAAGTCTCGTCGTAACGAAAGTGAAGCGATGGAGAAAAAAGGTGGGCGGCGTAAATTCGCTGCTGCAAAAACAATGGACAAAGGTAGTCGTAAGAAAAAGCCTCGCGGTGTAGGTGCTGCTCTTAAAGGTTGGGGAAAAGCACATCATGGCTGATACTGTAAGAGTAACTAAACTAGGACGAGGACGTAGAGGTGGACGTAGAGGAAGAAATACTTTACGGAGTATCGGTGCTCGTG